TTTCAGTAATCATTTTCTCTGTATTTGTTACGAAGTAAGGAGATAAATATCCTCTATCAAATTGCATACCATCAACAGTTTTCATTTCAGTTTCAGTACCCTTTGCTTCTTCAACAGTGATCACTCCATCTTTACCTGCAACTTTCATTGCTTCAGCAATTAGACTACCTATCATATTGTCATTGTTGGCAGATATCGTTGCAATTTGTTTAATTTTATCATTATCTGATCCAACAGTTATTGATAAATCTTTAAGATATTCTACAACTTTAATAACTGTTTTATCAATTCCTCGTTTAAGATCAATTGGATTAGCACCGGCTGCTACACTTTTCATACCTTCTTTGACGATCGCTTGAGCTAATACAGTTGCAGTAGTAGTTCCATCACCAGCAATATCTGCTGTTTTAGAAGCAACTTCTTTTACCATTTGTGCTCCTAGATTAGAAACTTCATCTTCTAACTGAATCTCTTTTGCTACTGTTACACCGTCTTTAGTAACGTGTGGAGTACCAAATTGTTTTCCAATGACTACATTTCGGCCTTTTGGTCCTAATGTTACTTTTACTGCGTCTGCTAATGTGTCAACACCTTCTTTTAATTTGTTTCTAGCATCTGTATCAAATTTGATAATTTTTTTAGACATAACTTACTGTTCTTTTTTTTTATTTATAACTTTTTATTATATATATTATAATAAATTATTTATTCGTATCCAATATAATTTAATTATATTTCTTCATATATAAATATTACAATGCAACTTTGTCTGCGTATTTTAATAACATTTCTGTGTTCTTCCATGCATTACATCCAATTCGTTTACCTTTACCTTGCAATTGCATATCCGAATAAAAGTTAACGTCATGGGTATTACTTGTTTTATCATAATTTAATATAGCATTTTCAAAAAATGTATTAGACTTAATAACATAGATTGCATTTGCTACTGCGTGATGAAATGATATAGTATCACATTTGCCTTCTTTATTTTTACCTATGTTTTTAGCAGCAGCTGCAGTCTTTCTTATTGCTAACTTTTTATGTTCGTTACGAATACCATTTTCAAATAAATGATCATAGCCATCAGCATTAGCAACTATTCCTTTGGATCCAAAGTGGTTTTCTAAATAAGGTAATACTACTTGCTCTGACATTATACCAGCATTAACTGATAAAGCTTCTCCACTTTTTAAAAATAATTCAATCATTTCATTAGTAATATGATCACTAATGTAAACTGGCATTTGAACTACCCGTCCATTTTTCTGTTGTCTATGTGTATTCATATTATTATAATTTTTCTAAAAACTTTGAATTCATTGTCTTGGATACTTGTAACATATTTTGTGTATCAATGTTTGAAGCATCATTACCATACATTTGTTTAAACTTATCTAAATCCATACTATATCCTTTGTCATTAATAAAATATGAAAGTATACCCATACCAGCTTCACGAAATTGCTTAATAACACTTCTAGTAAATGCTACAGGATCCATAGATACGTTACCCATATGGGTTGGATATCCATCTGAATAATTAATAAAAATACATTCATCTCCTTTAGAGTCTACTAATATTTGTTTTTCAATACTTTTAAATGCTACACCTTCAGGAGTCATACCAAATGTAACTATATAACCAAATAAATTTTTAATTTTAATCATTTTATCTTTTGCTGAATCATAAGCAATTATCGTGGTACATTTACTATGTTCTCTATAATTTCTACCAGATCCAACATCAGACGTCCCACGAAATGATATTTGCACTCTAATTCCGGTTGTCATTGATGCTGCTTGAGCAATCGCCACAGCAGATGTTATAGCATTTTCAAGTTTACTTCCCCACATTGAACCAGATGCATCAATTGAAATATGAATAAAATAATCTTTAAATCGATCCGTTACAATTTTATGGAACACATTGACATTATCATATCCTAATTGTGAAATTAATCTACGATCAATCTTACCTGTTTGCAGTCTTGTGCTTTTAAGAGTTTTATCTTCATTACGAACCTGCAGTTTCTTTCCTAACATTTTACCTAAACGTATTCCTTTTAAAATATGATCATGATCAGGACGACTAGCAAATAAGTCTGGCATATGATCAATGATATTCTTTGTTAAATTTTTAATTACAATTGTATCAACCTTTTCACTTCCAAGATCGACGGAGACAATTTCTGTGCCAGCTTCTTTAATAGCTTTCACTGTATAAGATTGGGCTTTAGATAATCGTCCTGATTTCTTTTGTTCGCCATTTAAAAACTTTCTTTGTTTGTCAATTGCATTATCTAACATCTTTTGTTGTCTTGGTGATAACGAATTGTCTTCACTATCATCCTCTGCTTCCTCTCCACTCTCTCCACTCTCTCCACTCGATTCATTTTCTTCACCATCTGCAGAAGATTTATTTTCTGAATCATTGTCAGTATCATCAGCTGATTCTTCATTCTTTTCTAAATGACTAGACAATCTTTTGTATATTTCACACGCTACTTCTAACGCTTCATTAGTTGATTGCAATCTAGAAATATTTTTTAAATCAATAATATTCCAAATTTCTTGCAATAATTCTAATTGAGTTAAGTCTCGATTAGGATTAGTAAAATTAATAATATGAAAGAAATAATCATCTAACGTCTCGTTACATTTACGTTTATCTTTCAATGCTTTATCAATTGCTTTATCACAAAAATATTTCTTATACATTGATTCATAATACATTCGATACCCAGGAGCCGTTTTGTATATTAAATAGTCAATTCGACGATCTTCAATCCAATTTAATAAATCTTTAATAATTTTCTCAGTTCGTTGAGTCATATCAAAATTTGGATTAACACCATGCAATGAAATATTGGTTGAAAAATTCTTCAATAGATCAAAATTAGTATGAGCAATATGCGATCCTTCATGGAGAGCTAAGCCAACTGTAGGATCAAAGTCTTTGCCTTCGAGTTTTGTACCAATTACAACTGTTGTGCCATCAGTATAACTATTACCATTGCTTTGAAATTCTACTGGAATCTGTTGACCCGTAACAATATTTACGAAGTTACCAATTGCCCTTTGCGTTGATGCCAATTTTGTAAAATCTAATTTATTATCGTTGTTTACAAAATCATTATCAAAATCATCTCCTAACCACCAGGAAGAAGCATTACTTGAATATTTAAATACACTCATATCTTTATCTTTTATATATATAATATATGAAAAATTAATTGGATATCCAAGAAATATTATTATATTTCTATTTTAATTGTATCACGAATTATAATTTTAATGTCATCAAAGTAGCCACATATATGATCTTCGTTAATATGTATATGATCAGACTCAATACAGATTGTATCACATTTTACAATTTGAATTACTGAGTCTAATTGCTGGTATGTTTCTGGTGCCTTGCATCCTATACAACATAATATGATTAATATTAATAACTTACTCATCTTCTTTGTTTTGGTTTATAAACAATCTCCTTGACTAACACCTGGTGAGTTACTCCACTCATAAGTATAAGTGTAACCATAACATACATTTGTTGTTGTGTAGTTACCAAACTGATATGTTCCACCTGGACCATTAAACGTTATTATTTGTGTGACCTCATTGCAAGTGCAATCTAATTCAGGTTCTGTTTGCTCATCTTCTTTATTACATGACATAAGAATTAAAAATAATGATGCCGGTATAAACATTGCTGCTTTTGATAATAAATTTTTCATTTTTGTTTTTTATTAGATTTTTTAAGAATAATTAATCTTCTCATTAATTGATAACTACTTTCTTTAGCTAATTCAAGAAAATTTTCTTTAGTTTTAAAGTTATCATCTGCTATTTTTAAAATTTTGTCAATCATTTCAGTTCTAGTCATCTTTTTAATTTTGTTTTTAAAAAATCAAGGCTCTTTTCGACTCCAATCAAATGCTGACATAGTTCTTCTTCGCATATAAATTGATAGGAATTGATAATAGTTCAAGCAAGAAACTATAAAAATCACTTTCCTTGATTATTTATTTTCATCTATATTAAAAATATCTTGGTCTTCAGTTGCCATATGTTTTTGAATAACTTGCTTTACAAAGGTTCTTTCTGAATCTGATCCTCCTGATGCATCAAAGAATGGTAACACTGCTACTTGAGTAGTTTCTGCTAGATCAAATCCATCTGATAACAATTCACACATTCTAACTGTCATACGAGTTGATATCATTGTGGATAGTTTACCTTCTTCAGATCTCCATTCTTTTCTAGTTACATCTGCAATATCTGCAACCGATCGTAATAGTTCATCAGACAAATTCTGGTATCTGTTACCTAACAATGATAATTCTTGTTCTAAACTTAAAATATCTACTTCAATAATTTCAAATCGATCCATCAAAGCTCTATCTAATACTCTAGTAGAAGTATATTCCGTACCAATATTAGCCGTTGCTATAAATGAAACCCCTTTAGCTACATTAATTACGGGAGAGTCAAATGATTCGTCTAATCTCAAATATCTTTGTTCCTCATCCAACACAGTCATTAATATATTCCATGCTTCTGGATGTGCTCTCGATAACTCATCTAATAAAATAATTGCATTCTCAGTTTCTAGTGCCTTAACAAACGGAGACTTATCAAACAATGTCTCACCATCTTTAAAATGGGTATTACCAATTAGAGTTGATCTAGGATCTTGAGTAGCACCTAAATTAAAATAAAAGAATGGTTGATTGGTTGCTTCTGGTAATGACTTTGCTGCTTGAGTTTTACCACAACCTGCAGGTCCTACCATCATTATATTTTTACCTCGAACTACCGATCTAATTAAATACTTCCATTTAGTATCTGACATTTCTAAGTTAGCTGGCTTAATTGATGGTGCATTTTTAATAAATGCAATTACCGGATCATTGTCTTTAATTTTTGCTTTTGGGACATCAACTGTAGTTTCCGAAGTTACATTAGATAATTCAATACGTTTACCTCTGCCAGTATCTTCATTAAATTCTAATCCTTGACCATTTTCATATGCTTTCTTAATCATATCTGGTCTAAACAAATGTGTAATGGTTTTACCATCAAATGTAAAGACTGATAAATTTCCATTTAACTCTCCAATACTTCCTTGAATCTTTTCTTTCATAGCTTTAATTTAATAATTATACTAATAATATAGTTAAAAAATTGCAACTATCCAAGAAAAATTTAAATTATTTTAACGGATATAATCCTTCTAATAATTGCATCATATATACATTTATTAAATGATGTTTGTATTCAAGAGTTTCATTTAAATGCATTATTTTAGTAATATATTTACATATAGGACTATTTGGTTCAGTGGTTATAGCATCACTTTTAATATATAGATCTGATACTCTTTCGGCACCATTTTCCTTAAATGCCGATATAATTACTTGTTTGCTTATATATCTTTTATGAAATCCCATAACTTTTTATTTTTTATAACAATGTATCGGGATACCAATCATCCCAATCATCTGGTTCTACCATTTTTTGCATGACCAATACCCTGCTGTTGTTTTATCTTTCTTCTGATGGCATTTATGTCTAGCTCGGAAAGACTTTCTGGCTTTAGGATTATTCTTTCGTATTCGCATTGTTTTTTGTCCAGCTTTCTTTGCTGAAGTACCTCCGTGTCCAAAGTTAACTTTAATTACATTGCCTTTAGGATTTTTTACATATACTTTAAACTTTTTAACGTCACCACGCGTTGGTTTATTTAATGTAACTTTTCGTCCTTTATATTCTGCTTCAGTTAATGATTCTCCGAGTATTCCTTCTCGTATATCTTTCATCATTGATAATCCACACGCTTCGCAAATTGTTGTTTCTTCCATATTATAATTCCTGTCTTATTCCTAGTTTAGGTAGCATTGTTCTCCAACGCTTTAATATTATTTCTTTTTGTTCGGCAGTCATGGTGCCATTGTTAACCCATATGTCTAGATAAGTATTAACTACTAATGCAAAAGGCTTACGCTCTTTCTTTGCTCTAGTATATAATCCTTGTATCATTGCTGGCTGTTCTTTTTGTAATAAGAAATATTGATATTTATCAATGTCCCCACTATCAATTTTCTCTCTACGAGCAGCATCTGATCTCAAATATTTTGATTGCATAACATTCCAACCACTTTGTGTTGTATGTTCTATTTCATGTCGTAAAACATCTTTTAGATTCATGGAAACTTCTGAAAGTATATCTGGATATTCAACAGGATCAATTTCAAATCTAATTTCTATGAGTGGTGGACTATCAACTTTAGAAGGATCTTTAGCCGAGTCATTAAATGCATCTCCTCCTACACGATAATCATCGAGACCTTCTACCCATTGAACTTTAAGACTTAAATAAAATTCTAAGGGAATATTGGGAGCTTCCACTTCTTCGAAATATATCTCCGGTTGTAAATCTCGGCCACTATCATCTGCTGCAACTATATTTGGTACAGTTTCATTTTCTGTATAATATATTTTATGACCTGCAAATTTTCCGTCTGTAGACTGTGTAGAGGAGTAACTATTTTTAACTACATTTAGCAGTTTATTTGATAGCCTTGTAACTAAGCTATCATATCGACCTTCTATAATTATACGCTTTAATGATTTCATTTTATATCATCTTCTTTAGTAACAAGTTGTGCTGTTTTAGCTACGGCTTTAGTTCCAGCAATTGTTGTGTAATATTTTATAGATCTCGATGTTGATTGTAATTTAGGTAATGTAATCATTAATTGAAATGATGGTGGTATTCCTGGTCTACTTTTAAATTGCCCAGGAATGCCTGGAACCCCAGGTATACCCTTTGATTTTTTTATCTTGACCTTAGCATTAGGTAAATTTAATTTTGTTAATTCAGTTTTAACTAACTCCATAGCTGTTTCAGCTGAGCCTTGTTCACTAAATCTTGCATTTGGAAATTTATCGGTACTAGGAATTAATTCGTCAAATTTAATCTTAGTTCCTACGGTACTAACAGGTACAGTAAATGTTTCCTTTGTTGCTTTATATCCATTCTTACGAAATTTACTCCACATTATTATACCATCAGTTGAAATACTTTCTCCTTCAAATAATTTATGATTTGGTAACTCTGCAGATAGTTTTCCCATTGCTTCTTTAAAATAACCTGGTGGTTGTGCTGAGACATCTGTTATCATGGATATCTCATTGGTACCAGATTTTCGTTTTAAGACGATTTGAGATTTATCTAGATTACTACCAATTTTTGGTGATGCAATCCATGCTGATGGGTTTCCTGTTTTATCAGCATATGTACTTATAACACTAGCATCACCAACTTTTGGTTGGAATGGTGTTTGTTTTACAAGATCAGCTGGAACTCCTTTAATCTTTAATTGATCTGGAACATCACTTGATATAGATTTTATTTTTTTAGCAGGCGTAGATCCAAGTTCAGTAAAAAAATCTACTAATCCTTTTGTATTCTTAGACCCAGTTTTAGCCATTTTTTGAATTGATTTTTCTATAGCATTTGGTATAAGTATATGATTAAAATTATGTAGCGCATCAAATTTTGATGTTAATGGTTTCAAGAAAGTTAGTATTGTATTGTTATGTTTTTTAACTATATCAATGACTGATTTTAATTCTTTTGTTTTTCCTTGTTTAATACAAAAGTCTGTAAATGTTTTTGCAAATGCTTTTCCTTGGCCTTTTGCTAACATTCCAGCGCCTATTTTCATTACTGGTTTAAATGCAACACCTAATGTTTTAAATAGAGCTTTAAACGGTAATGCAATTACTGATCCTACTCCTGGTATTATAGCTATGATTGATAAAACACCTTCAAAGAATTTTCCTCGAATAAAATAAACTATTGCATTGATAGCATCTATAATATCACCATATACTGGTATAAAGCCTGCAAAATCTGCAATATATTGGATATTGTCAATCCAATTTTCATTTAAATTATTTTTACTTTGTTCTTGTAATAACTTATTTATGTTATTATTAACTTTTTGTTGAGATAAGCTAATAGCTTTTTGTTCTTTTAATATGTTACTGAGCTTCATCATAGTACACTAATAAATATCACTCAAGTAAATTATAGTTCCAGTATCGTTCCTTGTCTTGATTATAAGGATTTCCACTTTGTTGATAGTAACAATTAATACAAAGCATCTGTAAATTTTCTATGCAATGATTGGTTATATCACCATCCATATGATCTAAACGAAGTGGTACAGTATCGTCAGTTATTCGACGCTCTGCATACCCACAACTGTTACATGACTCTGGAAGTATTGCTAATGCTAAAAGTCTATTGCGAAGCTTCCATATGGGATACTTGGGATGTTTACCTGTTAATATATTGTCTATAGAATATATTCCTTTATTGGCTTTTACTACATCTTTTGGTATTCCAACACCAAATTGATTTTTATGAAGCTCATACAATGTTTTACCAGACTCTCGATCAGTATACATCTTAGCATATTTTTTATATGAAGTAAATGATATTTTTAAGAAGCGAGCTGCAGCAGCATTGGACTTTGTGTTTTCCATTGCATATCGAATGTCTGTTTCAGGGACATTTAACGCAGTTCGACCTTGACCATATACATACTTATATTCACTCATTAATATACTTTATGTTTCTTTAAAAATTCTACAGCATCTCGTACCGACGTTTTAGTTTTATATAAATCTTGTAATTCTACTTGTAAATTAGATGTTAAATCGTTAAATGTTCTAGAATACACTCCAGTACGAGTTTGAACTTTGTCTATCCAATATGAATATACTGGGTATAAATCATTGAATTGATCAGCTCCTGTTCTATTTTCTACATGTTCAATCTGATCTTTTAGTGGCCATAAGTGAAATGGAACATTTGGATCCTTTCGTCGACCTGGTAATTGTTCGGTATGTTTATTTCTACGTTCATTTCTTGTTATGAACTTGTCCATTAAATTTACGGATCTGTCTTTTGGTGACTCACCAGAGTGTGCTGCTTTCTTACCCATCGATTGGTTTATTTTTATTTGTTAATATAACTATTCGTTTCCAAGCATCTTCAGCTCGGTATATATATTTTTTAAATTTTACGATATCCTGTTGTTTTCTTGCAATCTGTGCCTTCTTTAATGTTCGGTGATACTTGGCATGAAGAAGTCCTATTCGTATTTTTCTTAAATATTTAAACATTTCGTTTTTGTTTTTTCATTGTAACTGTTAAGCCAGCTTCTATTAAATGATCTTTTATGTTAGAACATATGTTATACTTGTCTACAACAATGGAACATCGTTTTGTATTATGTGTTAATAAAGCACATTGATTTGCTTGATATTCATTGTGACCACAGATTTCAACTAAACATGTTATAACATGATCGAAACTAACTGTTTGATCGTTGTGGAGTATTAATTCCCACGTTCCTCGTTTAGTTGATTGTTTCTTGGACATCTCTTATAATTGCACATTGTTCATATAACTCTAACTCTTCTGCATATTGCAATGATTCTGACAGAAACTTATTTTTACGTGTAATATCCCATCTATCTGGCCATTCCCAATTATCAGTTTTCATCTGATCAATGGAACGAATAAATAATTGTTCTACGTAATTCATTGTTTTATAACTGCCTGTATACATATTAATATAATAATAAATATATTAGAAATAACCAAATATTATTTAAGTTTAAGTTTCTGGCCAGGTTTAATAGGTGTATCTATGTTTATTCCATTTGCTTTGGCAATAGTTAACATTGTTATACCTTTTGGTTGCTTTGCTGCAATTGATGATAACGTGTCACCGTCTTGAACTATATATACCTTAAGACTGTCAGCATAGTATTTAAATTTACCATAATTCCAACCCATTCGTTCTTTAACACCTGTATCGCCTTTTTTATATTCATTGTGGTTGATATATTCTTTAGCAGCTTCTTGCCATTTATTTTGGTTCATTAAGTTTACAGTTTTATGTGTGCTTTTTAATTCCCCACGAAACATTGCATTAACTAATGCTTGTCGTACATATCTTGGTAAAGAGTCAATGTCAATACTCAATACATTTTTAATTTTATATATTGCTTTATCTATATCTTTTATTAAAAGACTTGTTGCATATTTTTCTGTAATACCTTTGCTAAAATCTTCTCCTGATCGTATCTTATGGCCATATGCAATAGTTTTTGCTCCGCCTTCTACACTCTTATGTGGATACCATAATTTCTTTTTACTGTTCCATCCTGACATTACTGAGTTTTCAAATTGTTTCATTAACTTAAGAAAACTACCAGTAGCGATAATTGATTCATTTAATATATTACTAAGTCGTATCATTTCTTTCCTGCTTTCATATTAGCACACCAATGGTACATTTTGCCTCGTTCACCACCATATTTTTTAGCTTTGGCCCGTAAACTACTTACAGAGCCTTTACAACTAGCACCAGAGCGTTTAACTCTACCTGGTCTGCTTTTTCCTTTAACTTTTTTATCAGCAAAATTTTCTGTTACATCTCTGTAATTAAGGCCTGGAGGGAATGTACCCATTTTTCTTTTAGCTGCAGCTTTAGTCTTATATGGTCCAAATTCTTGTGTTATACCTGGAGAAAATGGGTTATCTTGTCTATAATAATATTTATCTCCTCGTTTTTCTATAGCACGATATCTATTGCTACTTGGATTACCAAATCCTGAAGAAGCTGGAGTCCCACTTATTGTTTCTTTTACTTTTTTATATCCAGATCCATATGGTGCTGCTTTACCATCATGATTAGGCGCAATGCTTTCAGATTTTCTCATTCTTTGAGTTTTCTCTTTAGAAGCAGCTTTCTTCTTTTTAATATATTCAAATGCAGAACGTAAACGTTTTTTCTTTTTAGGATCTTTTGTACGATCAACTGCTACACGTAATCTTTGATGTATAAGATTTATAATTTGTGATTGGCGTTTATGAGATTTGTTTTTAAAACTAGATTTATTTAAAGTGTCAACAACATCTTGTTTAGTTTTAAACTTAACCGACACAGTGTCATTTGGATTTTCATCTGTATATAAACGACGACTAGACCCTTTCGGTTTCTTACCAGTTCCCTTTTTAGGATCTTCTTTTAATTGTGGAGTATTATCATGGCCGCATTTATGACATATATATAAATCATCACCACCATCTTTTATTTTCCAAGACCATCCACAGTTATCACATTTAATTGAATTACCAATAATAGCTTCAGTTAATATGTGTTTTAATTTAATCATTTTACTTTTTTGACTTATTGCCCCAATTAGCTGCACCCTTTTCTCTGCATTGAACTAATGCTCCTGATGCATATGCACTAGGCCATACTTTGTATCTGGCTTTAACTTTATGGTAACACGCATCTCGCTTTTTTGTTTTTGATTTTTCATCTAAAACAGATTCTTTTTTTGTTGTACTAGAAACATTTTTAGCTTTACCACGTCGATTTTTCTTTGGATCTTCTCTTCGTTTTTTACGAACTGCAGCACCTCTTTCTTCTTTAGACATACTAGCCGCAGCTTTTTTTGAAAGGCATTTTGGTTTACCTTCGCCTTTCTTTCTATCGCCACACTTACCAATTTTTTCTCCTTTGGTATTGTAACGATCCCATCCGCCACCAGATGAACTACCTTTTGCACCCTTACCAAACCAAGATCTTAAATCTTCTTCAATCTCATCTTCATACATGAGCATTTGATCTTTTTCTGAAAATCCATCGTCAGGAAGTTTTGCTTCTTGCTTTACACAATTAGGAACACGCTTTCCGAACATGGTTTTCATGCCCTTCTTTTTATATCCTTTCCAACAACGGGTACCTTTTTCATTTAATGAATCTTCGTCAACTTTATCAGGTAATTCTTTATAATCTTGATCAGTCATTTTGCTAGCTAACTTTTTTGCAACTGTTGGATTAGTTGCAAACATATATTTCTGTTGAGCTTTAGATACAAATTTTTCTGATAATAATGATTTTAATTTAATCACAATCTTTCCTCTACTACTTTCCAATCAACAACACGAAAAAAGTCATTGATATAAGAACCACGTTTACTTCGATGTTTTAAGTAATATGCATGTTCCCAAACGTCCATCCCTAATATAGGTGTACTTCCCATTCCTGGCTCAAAAGCTGGATTATCTTGATTAGCAGTGCTTTTGATATCTAACTTTCCATTGTTAGCACACAACCAAACCCATCCAGATCCAAATTGATCTAATCCTGATTGTTTAAATTCTTCTTTAAATTCAGTGAAACTACCGAATGAATCATTAATCATTGCCATTAACTTTACACTTGGTGCTTTATAATCAGGAGTCATATTTTCAAAATATAATAAATGATTTATATATCCTCCGCCATTGTTTCTAATAGCATCTTTTTTATAATGTTTTTTGCATATGTCTATAGCTCGTTCTAATAATCCATGTTTATCTGATGAATATTTAAACTCTTTACATGCAGCATTAAATTTATCAGTATATCCTTTGAAGTGTTTTTTATAATGTTCTTCCATTGTAGCAGTATCAATAACTGGATTCAATGCAGACAATTTATATGCCAAAGGAAGTCGTTTAAAGTCTTGTTGCTTTGCTTCCGTTAAAATACTCATCAATTTCATTATTCATCTTCCTTTGGCTTAACAGAAACTAATTTTTCCATTATTTTTTCATATTCTTTATACGTAATATTAGTAGCATCTACCGCTTCTAAATATCCTTTAAGCCATTGCACAAATTCGTTGGCTGTTATTTTTTCGTAATTTGACATTATTTGCCTTTCAACGCGCCTTTCAATACTCCTTTTAAAGTCATATCAGTAGCTTTGTTATGCATAGGTCTTGATTCTGCACCTCTTACATAATGAGTCATATAGTCTTTTACTTTATTCATATAATCAGAAGCCAATGTTATTTTAGCTTCTAACCATTCTGGTAAATCATCAGTTTCTTGAATCATATTAGCTATATCCATTGCATCTTCAGCACATTCTATAGCAGAATATTTTGCCATTTTGCCTTCACGTTCTTCGTGTCCACAACCACAATCTTCTTCTAATTCTTTCATTTTTTTCCCTTATAAATAGACCAATTCTTTGTTTTTTCATTCAACCAATCTTGGCGCTTATCACATCCACAATCTTCATCTAGTATCTTTGCAATTCGCTCAGACAATTTGTCTAATCGTGTTGCTGATGTAATTTTTTTTATATCATCACCTAATCCTTTTGACTTCATGTTATAGGGCCTCCTCCAACCCACGCATCACAACTTCTTGCTCCAGCACATTTAAACCAAAAGAATTCACAAAATCCAATATTTGCATTTTTTACTACTGTTTTACCATCATCCCCTATAGCTTTTTCAATTTTAGCTAATGTAGATTTTTTTTGATCAAATGCACCACAATTTGAACATGTTGATTGTTTTGCAGCTTCTGGAGTAGTATTCCAAAGTTCTGCTTTATCTTCCCAAAAAGACTTTGAGCCTTTTTCGTCATCTGGATTAATTGGTCCGTAGCTATACTCTTTAATAGTTAAATTTCTATTTTTTGTATTAAAATCTAACTCAGTGATAGCGTCTTCTGGCTTTTTTTTCTTAGTTTGTTTATCGTTCTTTAATGCAATAGGAGTATTATATCCTGGCCAATCAGATAACCTTCCTTCTAGAATAGTATCTTTCAGTAATGTTTTTAATGTTTTCATATATTAATAAATATTTACTTAGTAAAGATTCTGGAATTTTATTAAACGTTATTTTTCTTTATCGCCTAATTCCGGATGAAATCCTAAATGTACTTTTTTTACTGAATCATCAAATGACTTACCATCACCTTTTAATTCTGCAGGTACTATATTTGTTGGATCTTTATACCAATATTGAACATCATACCCTCCAGATTTCTTCCATGTTACTATTAGTCCTCTATCATATTCATCACTTTCAGCATGTAATATTATTTTTTGACCTTGTGGTAATTTTAAATCAGATGGTATTGACTTATCCTTTTCGGAATGTTTATCTTCACTAACAGTGTCTTTACCACCTAGTTGTTCAAACTCAGTAAGTCCATTTTTTGATAAATAAGAACGACTCCATCGTTTAGGAGCAGTTGACTGTTCCCAACCTTTTAATATATTTTTTAGTTTCATCATTTTTTATATCCCGTTTGTTTTAACATATTAGCCAATTCCTGACTACGACCCGAACCAATACCTTTTGTAGGTGTCTTACCTGGTCCTTTCTTAAAATCAGTCTTGTGATGATGTCCTGTTCCCCATGGGCCACCATAGTCTGCATAATTGTGTTCTTTACCAAATGGTCCAGCAAAGTCTTGTTCAGTCATTACGTTCATGTCATGGAGACGTATTCTTAATTTTTTTAACAATGTGTTTTGTTCTGGAGTAACTGGTATTTCAAATACTTGTCCTCCCGGATATCCATAATCATTGTCTGGATGCATCATTTTAGTATCACCAGTATCATCAATACCTAAAACTTTGTAGTTAACATTGTTCATTGTTATGTTACCACTAGGTATCATGGTGCATTTACCTGGATGTTTCAATTGACCTTCTGAATCTGCAACAGCATCTGTATATTTCATTACACGTTGCCATCCTTCACCGTCTAATAGTTTACGTTTTGTTATATGGGCTGCTAACTCATCTACTACGGTATCATACTGTTCTTCTACAACGGCTTCTACTCGAAGTTGATTCATTGTTATCTCTTTACTTAGTTGTTTAATATGAGCGAGTAATCCTTCATTACGAAGTTTTTTAAAAGCTAAATTTTCTGCAGAATATTCTCCTTCTGCTTCCAATCCAGTTTTACGCATTTTATATAAACGACTTAATATAGTTTTTAATTTATATTCTAATTGCGGATCGTCTTTATCTAAATTGTTTATCTCATATTCTAATGGAGCTGCTTTTGCTTCTATAATTTCATCATCTATAGATATTACATCAGCATTAGGTTTTTTCAACCATTTGTCTTGCATCAATGAATATTGTCCTACTGAAGAATGAAGTTGTGTGTTTGAATCTTGTGCATATAATTCTATATCCATTCCTTTATATGTTAATGGATAATTATTAAACCATATGCTTTTTTTAGCCATCATGTAATTTTTAACTAAATGCACATTATTACCAACTGCTCGATGATCAATAATTATATGTAGATCTATATCAGATTTAGCAGTCCAATTATAATTTGCATTACTTCCTATTAGTATTACGTCTAATACTGGAACTTCATCAATATCTAAAAATTCAAAGAATGCTTTTGCAATTCGAAGAAATTTATGTCTTAGTCCTTTTTTAAGACGATCACCTTCCCATAGTTTAGGATTTAGTGTGCTCTGTGTTTCAAATTCGTTTAACATTAGTTGTTATCTTCCTGATATGTATATTCTTCTGCACCAATAGGTGGATATTCGTTTAAAGTATCTAATTGGATTCCAAATGCACCTAAACCACTAGCTACAGCCTCCTTAGCTGATTTCCCCATTTCACCAACAGCTTCTAATTGTTTAGCTCCATATGCATATGATCCTGGCATAGCAGATTGTATTGACCACTTTGTAAATGGTACAATTCCATACTCCTTTAATTGTTCTGGATTTTCAAATCCCATTCCTGCACCTGCTAATTGCATTTCATCATATATAATATCTATATTTTTAGCAAATTGTAATTGTATACCTCTACCAAATGCACCACTTATAACTTTATTTGCGGTACTACTTTTATATGCACTCCAAATTAAATTTTCACTCTTTATTGATTGATCTATCAATGTTTCAGCTAAATTGCCAGCTAATTTTTTATCTACTTTTCTTAATTGTGTAAAAAATTCTGTAGTGCCATCTGCAGATTGCAACAATGAATTAAAATCAGTTCCACGCACAGTTTGATCTGGAAAGTATTTTGTTAATTTAGGATTATCTATTAAAACGTTAAATATTGCATCTTGTCTTTTTGGATCTAATTCATCTATTTGTTTACTTAGTTGAGTTCGAACTGCTTGTCTTTGTTCTTTACCTCCAAACTTTGTTAGCAATCCTAATTGACTCGGTTGTTTCATTGATTGTTTAATGAATCTACTTTCTGTTGCTGCAGCCATTTTTGCTAATTTTTTAGTAGGATAGAAAGGAAGTTTTTTTATACGAGGAAGAAGGTTAAATGTTAATCCATTTAAAATTGCTTTTGGAGTTTTAAATAGTTTAAATCCTGTTTTTGCAACTTGATCTCCGACAGCTTTTGTTGCTTTAGCAGCTTTATTAGTTGCTATTGCTTTATCAATTGATTTTCCTGCTCCAACTAATGATTCCCCTGCGTTATCTACATTTTTAACTATAGATCCATCTCCAAATGACTTTTTGATTCCACGCGAAAATACATTTAACTTTTTTCCCGACGTAGCCATACCAGTTGATATAGCAGACATTTGATTAACAGACACACCATTTTTGAGTAATAGTTCTCCTAATTCTCCTATAGCTTTCGTATCACCCTTTAACCACCAACGTTTAATTAAACTAGTTGCTCCTAATTTTGTTAAACTTTTTCCTCCTGCTTTTAATGCAGTTTTAACACCTAGGCTAAGTATACTTCCTACTATTGGTATTATAGCTATAAGTGATAAAAATCCTTCAAAATATCTACCTCGCCAAAAATAAATACATGCATTAATTGCATCTAGAGCATCTCCAACATATGGAATTAATCCTGCATAATCTAATATTTGTTGAAGTGGATCAAGCCATGATTTATATTTAGCTCCAGGATCTACATCTACTGGCTCTACAATCTGATTAAATTTACCGTTAGAGTCTATAGTAGCCAACACATTGTCTGCAGTTGCCGTTGAAATTATTGCATCTGGATTTTTTGCTAATAAACTTATTTTATTACCATCATACGAATAACCAATTGTTTTCATTAAATTATAATCATATACAGATCCATCCTTATAAAATCGAAATAAATTTTTATAAATCTTTGTTTGTTTACTATTTTTAAGTGTTGACGGATCTATGTCTATTGTTACTTCATAATTAGCATTTGCCCCAGGAAATCGTTCTGTTACTGGAATTCCTTTAACTTTAAGATTTTTAAAAAACTTCTGAGCTTTATTAGCTGGTGCTGGCCATTCACCTGATGCATCAACTTGTTCTGATAAAACACTTGAAATATTTATTGTATTAAGATCTTTTTGTTTTTGAGAAAACTCTTCTTTTGCTAATTGCAAATGTTCTTGTACTAGTTGCAATTTAACATTCAATGTTTCTTGCTCTATTAATTTTTTTAA